TATTGAGATAGGCTTAGCCGCATCTGCTGAAGCATAAAAAGAGAAAGTTATTGTTTTACCCGCAAGCTTAGTTACATCTTCTATTTTCTGCGTTTTCATCACATAATTGCCTGCTCCTACTACAGAAGATACTGCAGTCCTGCTATAATAAGGAGGAGATATAGTACCATCAGCATAAACAGCTCCTGCTGGATAAGTTTGTTTACTATGTGTTTTAGTTGAACCGCTATGGAAATTACTCCACCTATCATCACTACCATACCCAGCAGTGGTTTGAGAAGTAGCTCTTTGCCAAATATCAAAATCCCCATTGATGATATAGTTATAATAAAAAGATGTAGAATCAGTAAGAGCTACTATCTCTTGTGCCTGCATTACCTGAGTACCTACAGCCCCAGTTGGAACTTCTATTGCTCCAGTGGTAACACCCCCAACCAATCTAAGGTATCTGGCATCTCCTCTGGTTTGATTATAGTATTGTGTATGATCATCATCTGTTAATCCAAGTATTGAACCATGATCAATTGTAGATTTAGCGTTTGTAACAAATGCTGTAGTAGCCAGTTGAGTAGTATTTATACCTGCTGCTGCTGTTGGAGCTGTAGGTATACCTGTCAATGCAGCTGAAGCTGTATTAGCCTTTAGTGCTAATCCTGCTATAAGTTCTGCTTGTCTTATAGCATCATCTGCAGCTACTGAGGCAGCTACTTTGAATACTTGAGCAGTATTTCCCCCAACATTAGCAAAATCTGTTACTTTCTTACCTGAATTTTTACTATTTCCTGTAGAAGTCATTGTAATTATATTATCTAATATAGGGGATGGAGTTAATAACATTTTATTTGTAATATCCGTAGTTGATATACCACTATCCGCTATATTCCCTGTACTATTAAGTGTTGCTATATTCCCTACTGCTAAAGGTATAAGCTTATCTATTTTAGTATCTAATGCTGTTTGTAACCCATTTACCGAACTTATTACATGCTGTCCATTAGCAGCTCCTGTATCTGTTAAATCATTATGGCTTACTGAGGTTCCTGATGCTACTATAGCTCCTTCAGGTTCTCCTGCAAAAGATATAACATGTGAAGTTATTACTATGTCTGCTGCTGATGTATGGTTTATTAAACCAACAGATATTCTATCTCCATTTATCAAACTCGAAACAAAAAGATCTAATGATGTAGCGAATATTCCAGTAGTGCTATTTGATGAAGAACCTACAACAGCTTTTAGTGAATTATCTATTATTACATCATTTTTTAACAAACATAATGAGTATTGTTCATTTCCGGGTAAGGTTATTGCAACAGAAACAGATATCCATCCTTCTACCATTTTTGTAGGTGCAACAGCATAATTAATAACTACATCACCCCCTGAGTATAGAGCATTCTTAGAAGCTACTCCTACGGTCATTGCTGTTACTACTTTTACTGGAGAATCAATAGCTGTTATATTAACTGTTTGTGATGGATTTGTCATACCTGCTGATATTTTACATTTTTCTGCTACGGTAAATATAGCTATCTTTGAATCTAATTGGGATATTGCTCCTTGAACTAATCCAGATGTAACTGTAGTATTCCCTGTTGGATCATAAGATACCCCTGATGCAGCATGAGTATGAGTTCCTCTTGGTATTTCCTCTGCTGTAGGAGCTGCAGTATTAACTACGAAATTTTTATTATATGCGGTACCTGGAGCCGTATATGGCATATACACCCCAGGGTGTGTATGTGAACCTTCTGCTGTAGTCCCTGATACAGTTCCAAAACTTTTATTAAATGCTGTACCTTTTGTACCTATAGCAGGTTCATATACGTTTAAATGTAAATGATCTCCTCTTGCTACAGTTGTTTCTGTACCATTACTGCCTCCACTTGGAGTAAAGTCTGTATTAAATGCTGTTTTCTTCATTATTATTGGTTCATACACACCATTATGTGTATGTATAATTGGGGATTTATCCTCTAAATTACCCATTATTTTGGTTGAACTCCAAGTAGTTGCCTCTGATGTAATAAGATCGTCTATAACTACATTTCCAGCATTATCCATAGCTACAACTGACCAATGATAAGAACTGTATTGTCCTGTTTCTACGGGGGAATTATAGGCTTTAATTGCCCATTCTTTTGCTTTATCTTTATAATATAATGCATTAGCTTCTGATATATCAGCACTTTGAGCTGCTGCTACAGCCTCATTCCTTGCTAATTGTGCATCTTCTATTACATCTCCTGTAGCCAAGACTGTAGCGTTTGCTACTGTATTTACATTTTCAACAAATGATGCTGGATTAGCCATAAATATTCCTTTTATTAAATTTGTGTATTATGTATAACATTATAGTTTATACCATTAATTTCTGTAACAATATTATATATTACTCCTGATTGTTGAGTAACTACATTTCTATACGGAGTTTGATTAATTACCTCTATCCAAGAAGGTATGTCTTTAATATCTTTTGAATAGAAGTAAGTTTCAGTGATTCCAAGAGACCCTAAATACCTATCAATATCTAAAGTTTCTTGTTTTACTTGTGTAGAGTTTGGATCTAGAATTAATAAGTCAAATTCCCTAAACAGTTCTTGTATTTCTTGTGGTAATTTATCATAATTCTCTACGATATGTTTATTTTGAACTAATGAACTTAGTGTTTGATATATAAGCCTATTAAACCTTATTGAGCTGTCTTGACCTACTTTCCCTGAGAAATCTGTCTGTTGGCTTTTATTGGTTAATGAGACTTTAATTGCCATTAGTAATCCATTTCATAAAAGATATGACCAATAGAAGGGTCTTTTCCATCTTCAGGCATAGAAGGTATAATCGCTTTTGCTCTTCTTACCATCTCAGCTCTTTTTTGAGTATTACGGTCTGTATCATGTACTGCATCATATAAAGATGCTCCTAAAGCACTTTTAAAAGCAATCCAAAGCTGAGAATCCATATAAACAGTATCTGTCGTACTTGTTGGAGTATAGTAATATTTAATAACTGCGTTATTGAACTTTTTATTCGATCCCTCTAAATCAATATGAACTCTACCGTTATACCTACTATCTACATAAATTACTTGTTTATCTCTAATTTTTTCAATTCCTTGATCATAAACAGCTTTATCTTGATTCTCTATAGTTAAGTATAAATCATAAATATCTACAACATCTTCTTCAATATTTAATGTAAGCTGGAATTGGTTATTATCATAATACTCTTGTAGATTCACTATTTCTTCATCACTAAAAGCCTGAACTACTGTACATAGTTCCGCATAAGCATCATCGATTATGAGGTCTATTTGATCAGTTGTCAGATTTTTAGCTCTAACATCTAAAAGCCTTACTACAGAAACAATATCGGAATTAGTATAAGCATTCTTCATTTAACCCCTTTTGTTTATTTGTTAATAATTATAGCATAAAAACTAAAAAATAATAGAACTTTGTGAATCTTCAAGCACTTCTGCTTCCCAAATATCAGTATACTTATTATAGGTCAATTCTTTAGGAGCATCCATAGGAATAATTATATGTAATTCGTTAAGTTGTGAAATAATATCTAAAGCATCATCGTTTTTAGCTCCAAATCCTAAATGAGTAATATAAGCTAACTCTGTTAACAGCTCTAACATGTCTGCAGTATTCCTTAGTTCATTAGCAAACCATATTTTATTTCCTTGAAATAGGGGTACAATCCTCATAAAATATTCAAATTTATTACCGTCTGCTGAAGTTCTCATAACTCCTTCTGTATTTTTACCTTTTTGTACAGCTATAGTAAAATATGTATTATGTTTTGTCATAAGCTCTTTTAAGGCAAATATATGAGCTTTTTGTTGAGCAGATGTTTCAATACCTACATTAATATACCCTGTCATTGGTTTGTATTTACGTACCAATTCAAGTAATTTACCATATTGATCAGCAAGTTCCAGTTTTTGTACAACCAAATCAACTAACATATAATCTCCGTTATTGTTGACTGCCCATACTCCCATTGCACTATAGTCTGAACTTCTGCTTCCTGTAGTTGTAAAATCGGTTGTAATGTACCAATTGTAAGATTTACCATTTGGAATTACTGTAGATCGATCAAACCAATTAATCATATCATCTCTGATTACCCTATCTTCTTCTCCTGCTACCCTAAGCATCATTTCTTGCATAAAAGCAGCTAATGTACCTTTATGGACTGCTGTTCTGTACTTTATCATGACTTTTTCATAGCTATGCCTATCTTCCCATGAACCGTGAAAATCCTCTTTCTTTATATCTAAGGATATTTTTTCTGCTATAGGAAATACAACAGGAGTCCAAGTTCCATCAACCAAAGCTCCCATAAGAGGATCCCGTAGATTAAAAGGAGTTCCTATATAAATACAAAAACTACGGGAGGTACTAAGTGCATATCCAATATCTTCTTCAATCATTTGACGAACATTGCCTAATATGACATCAGATCTAGCATCTGCTGCATTTTTAATGACATCATCTATAATAAAGAAATGTGGTCTAACCAAACCATCTCTGGATCCTCTAGGTCCTGCAAGTGCTCCATATCCTTCCATAACAAAGATTCTGGAAGCTTCTTTAGCTTCTTGTTTAGTAATAACTCCTTTATCTGTTCTTTTAGGATGTCTAAGAAATTTAACTGCTGTATCAGTAAAATGTACAGTTTCAAATTTATCTTGAAGGTAATCACTATCTTTATATACTCTAGCTATGGTTTGCATATTCTGTCTAACTCCACCTCTAACGGAATTACCGATATAACCACCAAAACTAACTTTACCAAAATTAGGCATTGTTCCTTCATACGCTAAAAACAAAACTAACATTGATCCAAGCAGAACTGATTTTGAAAATTCTCTATGACACATGACTGCTATATAGTTTTTTCTGGCAATATCACTTTGAAATCCATAATATTTCCAAGGATCTACGTGTTGAAATATAACATCAATTAGAAAATAGTGTGCAAGAGCATTATTGTTTTCAGGTTCTTCTCCTAATACCAATCTCATAAAATTTATAAACTTAAAAGCATCAGTGCTGGGAATATACCCAGGAAACGAATAATCTACTTTATCTAATAGATCATTAACACTGTAGTTATCAACATGTATTTCTGGTACTACAGCTAGATTATTCATCTTCATCTTCTTCTATAATTGTTGTTGTGATATGTAATCGTTGTATATCGTTAATATTAGCTCCTGCAGCAAGCAATCTACGCTGATTTTCTGCTATCTCGATTAATTGGTCGTGTTGTTTCTTTTGAGCTTCCCTAGCCTCTTCTGATAGCCCTAATTGGAGTTCTACGTGTTGTGTTTCTGGTGGACGTAGTTCTTTAATTAGAGTAGTTGCTGCTGCTACTTTAGCCATTTCTGATTTACCATTTAATACAATATTTGTAAGAGCATTAATTGCTGTTTGTACAGCTCCTTGATTAACTAAATGTAATGGAACTAAAGCTTGTCTTCTAATTGTGGTAACTGTATCAGTAGCATTATATCTACTGGCTTCTCCCCCCATATTTGTTTTATCTTCACCCCTATCTAATCTAGCTTGGAGCCTTTCAGGAAATACTTTTATATAAGCATCTGTAAAAGTCATACCAGAAGCAGTTAGGCTGTAATATTTAACTGCAGCTATGTATTGTAATAATGATACGCTTGTTTTACCGCTTAATACTGATGTAGCAGATAAAAAAGATTCTTTAAACTCTTCTCCGTAATCAGGATCTTTAGTTAATAAATTAATTTCATCTACAACATCTTGAGTTACTAACTTTTTATAGTTTTTAGGGACTATTTCTGTTATAACCCCTATAGTTAATTCATTTTTACTCATACGTTACTCCTTTTGTCGTTATTATATCGTAATTAAAAAGGAATAATAGAATCTAAGGGGTCTTCAGGAGGTTTCTCACTCTCAATGGCTTTATTTATTGCAATAAAGTCTGTTTCTTTCATACTTACTTTTCCTCTTAACAAAAAGCTGTAAGAAAAAGTATCTAAGTAATCTAAAAACAATTGTTCATCTAATCCTATAAAAAACTCAGTAGAACCACCAAAAGATTTATCAAACTTATAGGATAGATCTTCTAATAATTCATGTAAATGTTTTTCTACTATTTTAGGAATTTGTACTTCTTTATCTCTTCTTATTTCACATCTAGGGATATAGCGATAAACTGTAAAGAAAGCATAACAAACTTCCATAAACCGTTCTGTAGATCTATCAGAATTGCACATACCTACTTTGTGAACTACTGTACCATCATCTAATGTAAATTTGAATACATAAATTCTACCATATTCAGATTGTTTGAGTAGTTCTGTTTTATTTGCAAAGAACACTTTATTAAGCTTCTTGAGTATTCTTTGCAAAATCTACAAAAGCTAATTGTGTATTTTGAAATGGCTGTCCTGCTGGGTATCTAAACCAATCGAAATCAGTAATTCGATATTTTCTGATAGTGTAAGCATCTGCTTGATTTCCTCCTAGAAGCAATAAATCATCGCCAGAAATAGCAAGTACAATCCCGACATGACCTCCACCCTTACGTGTTTTTACAGCAATAGCCCCTAATACAGGTTTATATATATCTATACCATATCGATTCCAGCTTAATGCTCTTGCAGGGTTTGATGGAAGTACCATACCTGCTTTTTGCATAATGAAAGCCAAAACAGAACCGCACCATGGGACTTGATCTTTCGCCCAAGGTAAACCTGCTACTCTATGATATTGCTCGATTCGAGGGTTTGAACCATCTCCTGCAATCTCTAATGTTCCTACTTCTTTTAGGGCTATTTTGACCCAAATAGGTACATCCAAGGCCTCTACTGCTTTAGTTGTCTTTGGTCCAAAAATACCTTTTCCAACCAAAGTAGCTCCGTTTGCATTCAAAAACTGCTGAAGCTCTTTAATATATTTATTCATCTAACCTGTAGCCCATAAGAGGTATTACCAGGCTTAACCCATATCCAGTCTGTTTCCCCTGTAGGTTTCAAATTAACAAAGAAATTATTATAACTATTAATGTTATATCTTTCTGTTGTATTCTTAACAAATTTCTTTATATCTTTATCCCATACCTCAATATAAAACTCATTTCGATCAGTAACATTAAACTCAAAATACCCTTTAGTATCCGTTTTAACAGTATAACTCCAACCATCTGCTGTAGCTACTATCCTAACCTCTGTATTTGGTAAAGGTTTTGAAGTAGCCTCTGACCATACAGTGGCAGTTAGCTGTACTGGCTTATTCGTTGAAATATAAGACTTACCGTGAACTACGATAGGGTAAACAACTACAGGAGGCGTAGGAACTACCGTAGTAGTACAGTTAGCTTCTGCTTTTTTCATAATCTTCATTATTTTATCTACATCAGTACAATGGATTTTAACATCCTTACCTAACAGTATTGTTGTAATAAATACAGCGATTAGAAGTATTTTTCTCATTTTTTATCCTTTGAGTGTTTGAAAAATTATTGCTGCACCAGCTACTAGCCCCGCAGTAAGCAATGTCCAGCCAATAGTGAAAAACCTATCAATCAGTTTGTCTTTTGCTGAGTCCTCTTGCTCCAAATGTATTTCAATATTCTTTTGAGTCCTATCAATCATACGGACCAGTTCTAGTTTTTCTAATGTAAATTCTTTTATTGCTCCTTCAATGCTGGTAGCAACCCTAATCAATGATATATCGTGATTGGTATAATTCTCTTTTAATTTCTCAATGTCTTTTGTACAACCCCTATATCGTTCATCGACTCTTGCCCCAATAGAAAGTATATCTGCTTTTATTTGATCTACCTTGCTTTCTACGATAGTAAGCCTGGCTTCAGGATTTTCTATCATTTCTTAACTCCTACAAACTCTTGAAGTTTTACTAAAGCTTCTGTTTTAGACTTTGAGCCTGTAGATGAGCCGTAGAAAAAACCTACGATCGTAGCAAGGCAAACGCCTAAAAGAAATCCAAGAGTTGTATCAGCAAATCGTATATTGCTTGGAGGTATAGCAATAAACGTTATCAGAAAAATGTAAAGGAAAGTAACCCCTGTAATAAATGAAGCGAAATAATACACAAATCGTTTACTGAATACATCATCTTGACCCAATGCAACTTCTTGCAAATGACGAGCTGAACCTCTATCTTGAGTATCAAGCTCTAATGCTTTGAAGTCAAACTCTTTGAGTTTCAATTCTGCCTCTTTGATAATCAAAGCTTGTGCAGGAGTTAATTCTTTTTTAGAGTTCAGATCAATGCCTGTAACTTTCTTAATGCCTTCTTTGACCAAGGCTTCACCATTATCTTTGACTAGATCTTTAAGGAAATCTAATCCTAATCCCGCTAGTATTGTTGGCATTTAATCCTCCTTTTTAGATTGTGATTTTGCTAAACTAAACTTATTATAATTATAGTTTATCTTTGGTTCTGTAGAAAGTATCCATATATAATTTTCTTGACTCGTATCTGTCCAAGCTGCTATATCCACCCCCTCTTTGATTACAATATATGGAGCTACTTGACTAAGATATTTAGGAAACTTTTTTGCAAAATCGAAGATACTTGTAACATTCATACTTAACAAGGCATGGGAACCAGAATCAGTATAAAAAGCCTTGTTTCCTGGTAGTTCCATATATTGATTATAGCTATAGTAAGCTTCTGTTTCAGGTATCTTAAACTGTTCAAATGGGATTGGGATATCAACTATCGAGATTGGTATCAAAAAGACAAAGTTGTATTTTGCTGTTGTGCTCATTTTACATACTCCTCATTACTTCCTAAACTATCAGATTCAAAATGACCATCTACAAAGCTCACTTCTACATTTCCAGATAAGGCATCTGTTCTTGCCATTTTGAATTGTACTGTGGTACTAATCCCTACAGTTGACCAATCAATATCTGGAAATCTTACAATCTGATTGATAGTTCCAGAGGTATATGGAAACACATCGTTTGTTGTATTTGTTGTTGTAGTGATTGTTGTCCAAGCAGTTGTCTTTGCCACTCCGTTAGCTTGGATACGGTATTGTAGTGTAAAAACCCTTGCTGTAGCGTCTGCTTTATCATAGTGAATGTGCATTTTTAACATACTTGCAGCTTTACAGCTATGAGGTTTTTGAAGATTAAACCAAATACAGTCACTATTGTTAGTGATAGAACCACCAGATTCAAACGTCAATGTTCCTTCTGTGAAGTTAAATTCAACTTTACCTACTGCATCATCAAGCTTAACCCCATTTACTGATCCTACAATATCATCCCATTGTGTTGCAGCACCTTCAAGCTTTACTTGACCATTCGCATCTATTTTGAGCCTATTGCTACCTGAGCCTATTCCGTTTGTTGCTACTTCGCTATTTAGTGTTGGCATTGTTTCTCCTTATATGTAAATATAAACGCCATTAGCGTCTGTTAGGTAATTACCATTATCATCAGTAAGTACCGATTGTGTTTTTAATAGCCATTTGTTATAGGCAGCTAGTGGGTTAT